TGGGGATATTTTCCAATTTAATTATGTAACGAAGGCCAGCAATCAGCAAGGCTATAGAGCCTAAGACTGAAGCTACTAAGGTGGCCAACTCAGCCGCTGGCATTAACGGACTTTACCGTAACGCTCATAATTTGGGTTAAGCCAGTTAATAATGCTAGGCAAGACTGATACTAGAGCCGCATTTGCAATTGCATCGACATCTAGGCCCACCGCTAGATAGGTCGCTAGGGCTGTTGCTAGAAAGGTCTTGGCCCAACTCTCTGCTGCTTTCTTTAGATCGTTCATTAGTATCTCCTTCGAGGTTGAAGAAACTGCCATTTTTGTCTCCCAAAGTTGTAAATGAAATATGGAAATGCGACCGGTGAGGATTAGAGCCATTATATTTACGACGCTTCCAGCCAAGAATCGGACTCATAATTTTGCCATCAAATATTATGTAAGCGATTCTTTTATCGCCCTTCTTGGCTAACTTACGAATCTTCTCGACTAATGCGTAAGCTTCTTCTTTGTGAGCCGATAGGTCAGAATCTATATCTATTGCTCTGACGATTCCATCTCTTGGTATATGGTCAGAAGTGCCCTTTGCAAGATGCCGAGAATCAGCAATCCAGCCATCAGACTTACGATCCCTATCAGGATAATCATCATCAATTTGATTCCTTAGTTGAATTCCAGCAGCGCATAATTTAGCCATTATTATAAAGATTCTTCTTGCTCTATATCAGACCAATCCACTATTTCTTCATTCCAATAAACCAAGTATTTAGGTTTAGTTAAAGGTTTTGGTGGTATCCAATTGCCATTAGACCTTAGCCAAGATGGAAAAGGTTTTAAAGGATAAAACTTATTTTGGAAAACTTCGCCGCCAATATGTGCAGGGTTATCATCTGTAAAAAAAAGCTCATTGTCATTCAATTCATAATCATCATTAACTAAAATAATGTTAATTACAATGTCATTTTCTAATTGCGCTACTTTTTTCATTATGCTGCATACCTCACAATTACTAGACCAGCTTTGCCATTACCACCATTTTGGCAGGTAAATGGGCTAGCAACACCGCCTCCGCCACCGCCTGAACCGTAAGAAGTTCCATTTCCACCAGCGGCATCTCCGCCACCAGCGCCAGCACCAGTTCCACCAGAAGCTCCAGAACCAGTAAAGCTACCTGATCCACCAGCACCAGAAGCGATTACTGTCATACCTGCAAAAGAAGTTGGAAAATTACCTGAGGTTAAATTACTGTCAATAGTGGTTAAAGTTTTACCAGCACCGCCAGCACCACCAGCAGAGGCTGTTCCATTACTGCCCGCAGCGGTAGCACCACCACCACCACCAGCGCCATAATTTGGCGCAGAAGCTAATCCGTTACCACCAATATTAGTGTTGCTGCCTGATGCAGTGCCGCCATTCTTGGCAGAGCCACCACCACCACCGCCACCACCTGAACCGCCGTTGCCACCTAAAACATCTCCGCTGCCGCCGCCTCCACCACCATTAGCAGTAATCGTAGAAGTTCCAGCAAAAGATGATGATCCACCAGCGCCACCAGTTCCACCGCCACTTGTCGCACCATTACCACCGCTACCAATTGTAATTGTGTAATTTGTTGTGCTTAAAGTTTGTGTTGTGTAACCAGTAGCAGGTTCAATTGCTCCAGCGCCACCACCACCGCCATAGCAATAACCGCCACCAGCGCCAGCGCCTACTACTAAAACTTCAAATGCGCCACCAGTAGTAACTGATAATGAACCGCCGCTAGTAAAAAGGTGATATTTATAACCGCCAACTGTTACTACTTCATTTCCCCCAGTTGCTTGGGGTTTCTTTACATAACCAGAAGCGGCAATCCCGAGTAATGGCATTAGGCAATGTCTCCAAGGACATACCAAGTGTCCGTTGCGACCTTAATGCAAGATGCAGCAGAGAACTGCGCTCTTAGCTTGGGGGCTGTAGCAGTTGATCCAGTTGATGAAATTGTAGTAGTGCCTGAAGTAACAGCTTTGATAGTTGTCTGACCTGCTCCAATTTGAATTACATTGATAACTGATCCAATAGGAAAAGCAACTGATGCGTTAGTTGGAATTAAAAAATCATTAGCACCAGCGACTGACATAGTAACTAGCTTGTTGCGGTTGTCTGTTAAAACTACTGTGTAGGTAGCAGTTTGTGCGTTTAGCGTCAATTGACCCACTGCCGCGTCAAAGCCATTTCCGACTGTGCGAATAGCGGCAGCACCATCTTTGACCAAATCAGTATCATCTGGAAGGTCAATACCAAAAATCGTTGTCGTTGCCATAGTTCTCCTTTAGCCTACTATTGTAGCGTTAGCCCAGTCCAAGGTTGGACTTAGGGTATTCCAAGATTCTGTGTCGGGGACTGAGTTCCATCTAAACGCTTGGAGCGAGAATTGAAGGGCCGATAAGTTCATTGTAAGGTCTAGTCGATTTAGTCCAGCCGTCCAAGTCCAACCTTCAACAAAGCCCAAGAATTCACCATTGGTCATATTTGATGGAAGATTTTGTAGGTTTATAGGCATACCCATAAACACTTCAAGTAAGGCATCTCGGTCAGTATCGTCAATCTCGGGACTGCATACTGGGAAGGTTATTTGCCTTAATGAAAATTCAGGGTAGGCTCTGAGCTCTAAATAAAAGGCAGCCTGATCCTCAGCATCGTTTTGATTGCGAAGGGTAGTGTTTATAGTTGTAGCCAATTGGCCAAAAGTGCTTATTGAGTCAGTATCTTGATCTGTAACGCTTTGATTGCCAGATGAACCATAAGCAATAGTTATTGAATTACGGACATCCCCAGCGCGTTTAACTATAGATAATCCCGGACCTATTGAGTGAGAACCATCTAAATCAACATATCCATTAGTTGCAAGGTATTGAGCTCTGTGCGTTGAATCGGCATATCCAATACGACCCTGAGAATCTTCATATAGATAACCAAGACCACTAGAAGCAAAGCGAGAAGCTAGGTTATAAACAGTGTCGTTCAAATTGCTTTCAGAGTGAAGCTCATAATCTCCTGGGGTATCTATTTGGCCTAGTCCGCTATTTTCTGCATCCTGCCATTGAACTAATGCGTCATATCCTGCCCAAGTCTCGGCAGCTGGCACTTCATTCCATTGGTCAAATAAAACTGTGCTAAGTAATTCTTCAATTCTGTCGCCATCAAATTGGTGGGCAAAGTTGCCGACATAAACCGCCCGAGCAAGCCTAGCTAAAGCTCCTACTGCTACTATCTGGATTCTTTGGCTCGTTGCTGTCGATCCTGAAGTTTGGACTGTAATCCCTAAGTCAGTAATAAAGCCGCCAAATAAATTTACATAAGTGTTAGTTGAATCTTTAACCTCAATTGTGACTGGGTCGTTTATCTCATAAGTTATTGCTGCTTCGGCAGTTTCAATAAGAGTGAGATTGCAATAACCAGCAATTGGCTGAGAGTAAATATCTGTCCGACCAGAGGTAATAGTTAGACCGCTAAGGGTTACTCCTGTCGCTGTGACTCCATTGACTTTAACGCGATATACAGGATTCCATAAGGTCATTGTGCTACCAAGCCGTAAAGCTGAGCTCCACCGCCACCAAGGCGAGCGTTGCTATCGTTTAGAGCCAAGATGATTGCCCTAGTAAATCCTTCTTCATCTATTACGCTTGGGGCATTGACATTAATAGTAATACCAGCATTATTGGCTGCAACTGTGCCAGCGACATTAAAGTTAGAAGGGATAGCGTTACCGCTAGGAACTATGGTAGATGGAGCGCTAACTACAGACCCTGATGGAGAGCTTGGCGTAGTTGATGGCTGCGGCGATGAAGGAATGCTTGGGCTGCTTGGAGAAGTTGCAATCTTTGGAAGTGTGGAACTACTAGAAATGCTCGGAGCTGAAAATGAAGGTTGAGAAATGGTAGATACATTAGGAAGAAGTGGGACGGCATTGTAAGCTCGAATAAGGGCATTAATAGCATTAATAGCAAAATTAACTGCGTTCTTAATTCCATTGACTACAAAGCCGATAACATCAAGAACACCACCAGCAACCTTGCCAATAAATCCTAATGCTGCACCTAAATTATTAATTAATACTGGAACTACAAAGTCTTTAATGAAATTATAAAGTATAGTTAAAGAATCCTTATTTCTAGCAATTGCATCAGTAACTGGCTTTAATGCTGCGTCTTTGAACTCAATAAACTTGGGGATAACTGTGTTTATAAAGTAATCCAAAAGTCTTTGAAGGGTAGGCAAT